TTATAAAAGACAAAGAGAATTACGATAAACACTATTTAACACATTTAATTGACTGGTGGAAGAAAAAAGCTTCAAATAGGTTTGAAAACTTAAAAAAAGAACACCGCATAAGAAATGAGATTGAGGTATGGACAACCAATAAAAATTTAGACATTATAAGGTGATTGATTATTTTCCCATTCTGGCGTCTGATGAAACAGACATGGAGGCTGGCAGTGCAGATACCAGGATAGCATAAATACTTCATAATTTGGAGGATTTATGGCAGGTAAATCAGCAGAGCGTCAAGAAAACGGTGTCATAAAACAAATCAATGATGCAGTAAAAAAGAACGCAAAAAATCCTATTACTCTTGTTGCAGGAAAAACTAAAATAGTTAGTGTTATTGGAGCAGAAAAATACAAAGGTAGACAAGTTGGTGGATCTGAACCATATACTGATGTGGTCATTTATCAGTTAGTCAAAGGAAAAAAAATTCCAATCAATTGTTCACTCAAAGGAGAATCTGCTCCATCATTAGCTGGAGGTGGACTAAAAGGATTAGAACTTGCTGTGCCTGGCATAGCAAAAAAGTTCATGAATATTGCATATGTTCAACTGAAAACGAAAAAAAAGTTAAATCCTGGTGATAAAGTTCCTGACGTATTCGGAAAAATATCAGCAAAAGATAAAGTTAAAATAGTAGTAGGCAATGAAAAAATGGGCGGACCAATTGACTATATGTACATTGGACCAATGAATGTTACTGGAAAGTATGATGTAAAAACAAACATGTTGAGTTTGAATGGAAACTTAACTGAAGCCGTTCAATATTCAAAAACTCATGATTTATTTTTTAGAATGAGAGCAAGAAGGGAAGATCAAAGATTTGATCCTAATGCAAAAGATAAAGATGGCACACCAAAGATTTATGGTGTGTCGCCATCTAGAGGTGATAGCGCAGGACGAATTGTTGTTACAGATAAAGTATCATCAAAGGGTGTAACAGTAAATCTATGAAATTCACAGAATACTTAACCGAGGGTAAAGAAGGCAAGAATGTTCACCTCGAGCATATTGAGGACCAAGTTCTCAATAGAGGCGTCAATGGCGCTCGAGAAGCAATTAATTTTCTACAATCACTTCGCAATATGCTTGCTGGTCGCTCGGATTCTAAAGTAAACATTACAACAAAATGGGATGGTGCACCTGCCATTTTTTGTGGAATCAATCCTGAAAATGGTAAATTTTTTGTTGGTACTAAATCTATATTCAATAAAAATGCAAAATTAAATTATACAGAAAATGACATTGACGCAAATCATCCAAGTGGTGGTTTAAATGATAAACTTAAAGTTGCATTAAGATATTTACCAAAATTAGGCATTAAAGGTATTCTTCAGGGCGACATGATGTTCACTAAGGGTGACATTAAAAAAGAAACCATTGAAGGAGAATCTTACGTTACTTTTCAACCCAATACAATTGTTTATGCAGTACCAACAAATTCTAAGCTTGCACAAACAATGTTAGCTGCACAAATTGGTGTGGTGTTTCATACATCATATACTGGTCGTAAAATGGAAGATATGAAAGCATCCTTCAATATTGATGTTGGTCGTTTAAGCATAACAAAAGATGTTTGGTTTCGTGATGCATCATTTACAGACGCATCTGGTTCTGCAACATTCACTGAAGAAGAAACGAAAGATATTACATCCATTCTATCTCTTGCAGGCAGAACATTTCAATCCATCAACTCATTGGTTCTCAATCGTATTTCTGTAAGTGAATCTATCTTAACTTACATCAAAACATTCAATAATACAAAGGTTCGTGAAGGCAAAAAGATTGCAAATACGCAATCGCATACGACAGAATTAATTCGTTGGGTTGAAGCTAAACTTAATAAAGATATCTCTGATGCAAAGAAAGCCGAAACTAAAGCTAAAAGAACAAAAGAAAAAACAGAGATGTTACGTTTCTTCAGAACAAATGCACAACAACTCAAACTAATTTTTGATTTGCAGAATTATCTTGTTGATGCAAAATTAATGATTATTCGCAAGTTGGAAACAATTAAATCAATTGGTACATTTGTAAGAACAGATAATGGTTTTAAAGTAACATCACCTGAAGGATTTGTGGCAGTTTCTAAATTAACCGGTGGAGCATTAAAATTAGTAGACCGACTGGAATTTTCACAAGCAAACTTTAATGCTGCAAAAAATTGGAGTAAATAAATGGCAACAACATACGACATCAGTAAAATCATAGATGAATATTCAAATGAAGGTGATTTTGGATTTACCGCAGTTGATGAGGCCGAATATCAGGCAGTTATTGCGGAGAAAGATGAAACTGTCGAAGAATATAAAACACGATTAAAACAAGTGGAAAAAATTATTATGCCTTTCTTGACCAATCTATATAAAACTGCAAGTCAACCATATATTCATTGGCCAAATCGTGGACCAATTGTGGAAAAACAAATGCAGAAAATTCTTACCTTGACGAGAGGATAATGTTAGTCCAAAAAGATGGCAAATGGGCACTTGTTTCACGCAAAACAAGGCGACCACTTGCATATTATAAGGGCGAAGGCAAACCTTCTGAAGAATGGGTTCGCAAGCAAGAACAGCGAATTCAATTCTTTAAGCATGGTGGTATGAGTGAGGAACTTTTTGGTATTGCAAGAAAATTAAGCCCCATTTTCCATCATGGCGAATATAAAAAGGCATTGCAAGACCTTAAAAATCTGATGCAAAGAAAGAAAAAAGAGGGTTCACAAAAAGATGTTTCTCATTATGCTTCACGAATTGCTCAAAGTTATTCAAATGTTGATACACGAAAGCTAATAAAGATGTATAGTGAAGAACATGGTGCAGGTGAAGAAGGGACGAATGAGCTACGAAAGAAATATCAAAAAGATACACCAGGACAAAAAATCAAATTATTTTCTGATTATATAAAGACTAAGTAAATATATCATTGGAGTTATTATGAAAGATATTGTGGTTGGGTGTATTACTGGATACACATTTGATAAAATTAAATTGTGGGTCAATTCACTAGACCAATGCGGATTTGATGGCATAAAAGCCATGGTTTGTTATAATATAGATTATGAAACTGTGGAAGAACTTGTCAAGCGGCAGTACACCATTCTTGCATTTGGCAGAAACGATAATCTAAAAAAATTTGAGTATAAAGAAAACTTTTCTATTGTCGTAGAAAGGTTTTTACACATGTGGTATTTTCTTAAAAAATTTGAGGGGCAATATCGATATATTATTTCTACCGATGTTAAAGATGTTATTTTTCAAACCAATCCGTCAGAGTGGTTAGAAAAGAACATCGGTAATAAACAAATTAATATTGCCTGTGAATCAATTCGCTACAAAGATGAAGAATGGGGCAATCATAATTTGTTCAAATCATTTGGCTCATTGATTCACGACCACAATAAAAACAATCTCATTTATAATGCAGGAACAATATCAGGTAAATTTGATGTAATGCTTGATCTCTTTTTAAATGTGTATATGCTTTGCAATAGCACTTCACACTTTATAGAGGGTGGTGGTGGACCTGATCAGGCAGCAATAAACATACTGTTAAACATGAAACCTTATAAAGACATTACCAACTTTGCAATGAGTGAGCATGGATATGCCGCACAGCTAGGCACCACTGGACCACAAATTGCAGGCAAATATGGTGATAAGCTGGTTGAAAAATCTCCAATTTTAGTAGATAATATGATTTGCACAAGCGAAGGAAAACCATTTGCAATTGTTCATCAATATGATCGTGTTCCTGAATGGAAAAGAATGATAGAGGAAAAATATGAGTGATTTTATTATTGATACTACACAAAACATAATTCGTGGTTCTGGTTCTGTTTGTAATGACCCGTTTGATCACTTAGGGCCTGCTGAATGGGTACAAAAACAATTGGATTGGTGTGAGCAACCACAGAATATTTCTGGCCGTGGACTTGTAGAACACATTAGAAAACTGCAGGGTGATTTGATTGGTATTGAAATTGGTGTTTGCAGTGGTGTTACCAGTGAATTATATGTCCAAGAAATACCAAATATTAAAAAAATATATGCGGTAGATAACTATCCAGCTTTTGTTGATTGGGATGGCACCAGAGTTACTGAAGAACGTCAAGCAGAAACAATGAGGCGATGTAAAGAAAGACTTGCCAAATATTCTAATATTGAATTTGTTTATAAGGCAAGTGTAGAATTTGGTGAATCTTTGAAGGATGATTCAATTGATTTTATTTTTATTGATGGTGACCACAGTTTTGATGCTACACTAAAAGATATTCAAACCTACTGGCCTAAAGTTAAAAAAGGTGGTGTATTTTCAGGGCATGACATTAATCTCGCAACAGTAAGAAATGCAGTAAAAGAATTTTTTAAAGATGCGGAAATTATTGCTGTTGAAAATAATTCCTGGTGTATTAATAAATGAAGCACAGTAAACTGATTGT